AACACTTAGCGTATTTTGACGGTCGATTTTTTCGATTGGATTTGCAATTTTGGAAAAGCCAAATAATAATATATACGAGGCATATACCGAGGATATGATGGCATCACCTAGTTATGAAACCGCGAGAACGCGAAAGTTGCAGATCGAAACGGCGTTGGCCGAAATGGAACTTGCAAAGGCGCGGCGGGAATATGTTGCCGCGTCCGATGTCCAGGATGTTTGGGCGGATGTGTTGGCCAACATGAAATCGAGGCTGTTATCGATGCCGACGATCCTTGCGCCAATGTTAGTGAAACAAACCGAGATCGGCGAGGTTCGAGATATTATCGACAAGGCCGTTCGTGATTGCCTAGAGGAACTTGCATCATATGACCCTAAAATCGAAGTCGCACCCGACAATGATCGAGGCAATGAGGGAAGCGGCGAAGGTGGCAATACAAACCCTAAACCCGCCGCCAAAACTAAGCGTAAGCCAGTGGGCCGACCTCGAAAGGCGGCTATCGTCTGAGGCATCGGCGGCACCTGGTCGATGGTACACTGAACGCACAGAATATTTGCGCGGCATCATGGATGCGGCGAGTGATCCATCGGTGAATGAGATCGTTGTCCAGGCGGGGGCGCAACTTGGAAAAACCGAGGTGTTGTTGAATGTTATTGGTTATCACATCGCCAACGATCCGGCACCGATCTTGGTTGTCCAACCCACCGGTCACAAAGGCATGGCCGAGACATTTTCGAAAGATCGATTGGCACCGATGTTGCGCGACACCCCATGTTTAAAAGGGAAAGTGAAAGACCCTCGAGCGCGGGACAGTGGAAACACAACATTGCAAAAGAATTTTCCAGGTGGTCGAATATCGATGATTGGTGCGAACTCGCCGGCGCAACTTGCCTCGAGGCCGATCCGAATTGTTTTGTTGGATGAAACAGATCGCTTTCCGGCATCGTCTGGATCGGAAGGTGATCCGATCGAACTTGCGCGAAAACGATCCGCGACATTTTGGAACCGCAAGATTTTGATGGTTTCGACACCGACCAACAAAGGCGCATCGATCATCGAGGAACGCTATTTGCAAAGCGATCAACGGCGATATTTCGCTCGATGTCCACATTGCGATGAGGCGCAAACCCTAGAATGGAAAAACGTCCAATGGCAAAAGGATCGACCGGAAACGGCCGGATATGTTTGCGATCATTGCGGAACGTTTTGGTCGGATGCCGAGAAAAACAAGGCGGTTCGGAATGGATATTGGGAACCGACCCAAAACTTTCATGGCATCGCCGGTTTCCAAATTTCGGGAATCTATTCACCCTGGATCACGCTCGAGGATGCGGTTCGAGATTTCTTGAAGGCAAAGAAATTGCCGGAAATGTTAAAGGTTTGGACAAACACTTATTTGGGCGAAACATTCGAGGTTCAAGGCGATGGCGTTGATGAGGATGATATTCCAGGCAAAGATTCATTCGAAAAAGAGTTTTTGCCGGATGAATGCGTTCTCATTACGGCCGGCATCGATACGCAAGACGATCGACTCGAGATTGAAATCGTTGGATGGGGCCGAGATCAAGAATCCTGGTCGTTGGATTATCGGGTGATTTATGGTGATCCATCATCGCCGCAAGTTTGGGGGCAACTCGACGCGGTTTTGTCGGAAACCTGGGATCATCCTCGAGGAATTGAGATGCCGATCCGATGCGCATGTATTGACTCGGGTGGTCATCACACAAATGCGGTTTATACCTTTGTAAAGCCTCGAGAGGGGCGGAGAGTGTTCGCAATCAAGGGCGTTGGTGGCGAGGGAAAACCCCAAGTGGGAAAACCCTCGAAAAACAATCGGCAATCTGTTAGACTGTTCCCAATCGGCGTTGATGGAATTAAGGAATTGGTTTATTCGAGATTGAAAATCAGAGAACCAGGGCCGGGATTTTGTCATTTCCCCGAGGGTCGAGCGGATGAGTATTTTGCGCAGCTTACAGCGGAAAAGATGGTCACTCGGTTTAGAAAAGGTTATAAGAGGCGGGAATGGGTACAAACCCGACCTCGAAATGAGGCTCTTGATTGCCGCGTTTATGCGATCGCAGCGTTGGGAATCATGAATCTCAATTTGAACAGTTTGGCAAATCGTTTCGCCAAGGCGGCAGAGCGGAGCGAGGAACCAGAGGAAACGATTTCGGTTGAACCGGCGGCAACACCGGCGAGGCCATCACGACCAACGCGGCGACCAGGTAGCGGCGGTTTTGTGAACTCTTGGAGATGATGATCGATGGCGAATTTATTTGATGCCGCAAATGCACCGACAACGGAACCCCTCGAGATTGTTGTCGGTGATTTCATTCAATGGAAGCGCACCGACATTGGGGCAGATTATCCCAACAACCTTTTCACCGCCGCATATGTTGCCAGGATCACCGGCGGGGGCGCAAGCGAAATCAAGTTGACCGGCACCGCGTCCGGCGATGATTATTTGTTCACCGTCGATTCCGCAACATCGGCGGATTTCAATGCGGGTTATTATCATTGGCAACTTGAAATCACTCGCAACTCGGATTCGGAGCGGTTGGTTCTCGAGCGCGGAACATTCGAGGCAATCGTTGATCTCGATGTCAACAACGTTGACCCTCGAACCCATGCCGAAATCATGGTCGATAAAATCGAGGCGGTTTTGCAGAATCGAGCCGATGCCGATGTTGCCAATTATTCGATCAATGGGCGTTCCCTGGTCAAACTTTCGATCGATGATCTTTTGAGGTGGCGAGATTATTATCGAAACGAGTTATCAATGGAAAAACGAAAAGAGCGCGTTCGCCGAGGAAAATCGACCGGCGCAACGATCAAGGCGAGGTTTTAAGAGATGGGCGTTTTTGATTTTTTGAAAAGGAACACCAAACCAACGAAACGCCGCTCATATAAGGCCGCGCAAGGCGGTCGTTTGTTTTCGGATTTCGTAGCATCGAGCCGATCCGCCGATTCAGAAATCAAGGCGGCATTGCAACAGATTCGATACCGTTGCCGCGATCTTGCCAGAAATGATGAATATGCGCGGCGGTTTATGCAGCTAATCCGCACCAATGTTGTTGGTGAAAAAGGGATTTCGTTGCAAGTTAAGGCCAAGAATGCGAACGGCACGTTCGATGCGCCAGGCAACACGATCATCGAGAACGCATTCAAAGCCTGGTCGCGCAAGGGGAATTGCACGGTTGATGGCCGGTATTCTTGGAAAGATGCGCAACGGTTTGCGGCCGAGGCATTGGCGCGTGATGGTGAATTGTTGGTTCGCCTGGTCAACTATCCACAAAACGATTTCGGATTTGCGATCGAATTTCTCGAGGTTGATTTGTTGGATGAGAACCACAACGAAACCTTGGCGAATGGCAACAAGATTCGAATGGGTGTTGAGATCGATCGATTCCACAAACCGGTTGCCTATCACCTATTGACCGCGCATCCTGGGGACAATGAATACACATCGAGCCTGGCAACGCGGAGAACGCGCATCACGGCCGATAAAATTCTACATATATTCTTGCCGGAACGAGCGCAGCAAACGCGCGGTGTTCCCTGGATGGCGGCGGCGGTTTCGCCTCTTAAACAGTTGAACGGTATGCGCGAGGCGGTATTGGTCAACGAAAGAATCTCGGCATCCAAGATGGGATTTTTCACAACGCCATCGGGCGATGATTTTGTTGGCGATGATATTGAAAACACCTACACACCGATCATGGAAGCGGAGCCAGGAACGTTTCATCAACTTGGGCCAGGTGTCGATTTCAAATCATTCGATCCATCATCGAACGCCAACACATTTGCCGATTTCGAACGCGCGATCTTGCGCGGTGTCGCATCGGCGTTGGGCGTTTCATATGCATCATTGGCGAATGATTTGACCCAAACATCATATTCCTCGATCCGCCAAGGCGCACTCGAGGATCGGGATTTTTACAAAGTTTTGCACGATTTTATGATCGAGCATTTTGTTCAACCGGTTTTCCGCGCCTGGTTGTTTGCGGCGATGGACAACGGTTCGATCCCATTGCCGCCAACGCGGTTTGATAAGTTCGCCGACAATGTGGAGTTTAGAGGCCGTGGGTTTGCCTGGGTCGATCCACAACGTGAAATGAATGCATCGGTGATCGGCCTCAATTCGGGGATTTTGTCGATGCAAGATGTGGCCAATCAATATGGCCGCGACATTGCCGATGTGATGGATCAAATCGTTCTCGAGAAACAAATGGCGGATGAGCGCGGCATCGAGATTGCATTCCAACCGTTCGGCGGTGGTCAATCCGGTTATGGGCCGATGAAATTCATGCCGGCGATGGAAGAACCCGAGGGGGACGATGATGGCAACTGATTTCCCTAAAAAGGGCGATGATCTCAAAATTTCATTGCGCAACTCGGAATATCCGCAATTTGATCGAGGGTTTGCCGAGAACATCAAAGAGTTCAATCCCGAGGTTTGGGGAGCCGGCGGAAACGTTCGAGGGAATGATGCGTTTGTTTTGTGGGGTCGAGCGCGAGAGGGTTCCGAAACCGAGGGGGTTTTGGATTGGATCAAAGAGCGCGAGGCATGGGCGGCAAGGCATTTCGGCGATGGCGAACAATTCGCATCGGGCGAACTCGAGCCGAATTTGTCGAACGTTGCCGGCGTGATTGCTCAGATCAAATGGGGTGTTATCGGCAACCTGGGCGAACAAAAAATGAAAGATGTCGTTCTCGAGTTGGTGAAAAAACTCGAGGGCAAAAAAGATCGGGCGATCGATGATTTGACCGACACCGCACGAAAGAGCCTCGAGAATAAAGTTGAGGAACACAACGAGGAACACGGCGACGATCCAACCAAACGCGCAACCCTTGGAATGTTGGCCGAATCCTATTTGCGAGGCATTGGCGCATATAAAACAAACCCTGGTTCGGTTCGGCCTGGGGTGACATCGCCGGAACAGTGGGCTTTCGCGAGAGTCAATTCTTTGTTATTCTGTTTGCGAAATGGACGTTTCCAGGGCGGCAAGCACGACACCGACCTTTTGCCGGAAGGACATCCGGAATCGACAAAAGGCCAAGATGAGGAAAGAAAAATGGATGAACAACGTCACATCAAAAACGTGACCGAAACCGATGATTCCTACATCATCGAGTTTGGCAAATCCGATATGGTCGAGGGCGATGTCGAGGTTGATGCCGAAAACGGTTATAAACCAGACGAAGAAGAACGCGAGGCACCGGTCGAACTGGAAACTCGCAAGTTCGCAACGCGGATGGATGCCGAAATTGATTCCGAGGATGATCGCCGGATGTCGATCTCAATCTCGAGTGAGAAAGCGGTTGAGCGTTCATTCGGGGTGGAAATCCTGGATCACACAGATCGATCAATCGATCTTTCATTCTTAAACTCGGGCAACGCACCTTTGTTGCTCGATCATGACCCCGAGCGTCAAATCGGGGTTGTCGAATCGGTAAATCTCGATTCCTCGGCGCGGAGACTACGCGCGACGGTTCGGTTTAGTAAAGGCCAACTTGGAAGCGAAATTTACGATGACGTTCGTGATGGTGTTCGAAACAATGTTTCGATCGGATATCAAATCGGGCGTATGGAGCGAGACGAAAAAGCGGAAGGTGGGAACACCTATCGAGTTCGTTCGTGGAAACCTTTCGAGGCAAGCATTGTTTCGATTCCGGCCGATGACTCGGTGGGAACGAACCGCAATGCCGAAATCGATCAAACCCCAACCCCTATTCCGGCAGAAGCCGAAAGAAAGGAACCAACCATGTCAGAACAAGACATTCAAGCGGTTGAGGCGAACGCTCGCGCAGAATACGCCAAAACTGTGAACGAAATCCTGGAACTAGGCGCAGCAAAAAACAAGCGCGACCTTGCAAACCAGGCAATCAAAGGCGGTCTATCAGTTGAGCAATTCCGCGGCATGTTGGCCGTTGCATCAGCAGATGAACCAATCGCAACACCGGACAACCTTGATCTAAACGTTCAAGAACGCCAAGAATATTCATTGATGCGCGCATTCCGCAATGCGGCCGCGGGTCGTGACATTGGCGGTTTCGAGCGTGAGGTTTCAGACGAAATCGCAAAACGTCTAGGAAAAGACGCGCGTGGTTTCTTTGTACCAAGCGACATTTTCAAACGTGACCTAACAGTTGGCACAGATTCGGCCGGTGGTTTCTTGAAGCCAACCGATCACCTTGGCGGTGAGTTCGTTGATGCGCTACGTCCAACGCTAGTGACAGCAAGCCTTGGCGCACGGATGATGAGCGGCCTTTCCGGCGATGTTGCAATTCCGGCGTTGAATGCAAAAACAGCGGTTGGATTTGTTGCGGAGAATGCGGCACCTGGTTCAGAGGGCGCACCAACATTCCGCCAGATCACAATGTCACCAAAAACAGTTGCACAATATGTCGATTTGTCTCGCAAATTGATGATGCAATCTGATCCATCAGTTGAGCAAGTTATCCGCGATGACATGTTGCGCCAGTTCGCAGCGAAAATCGATGAGGTTGCCATCGAGGGCGGTGGATCAAATGAACCGACAGGTATCACGCAAACATCCGGAATCGGTTCAGTTGCGATCGGTACAAACGGCGGTGCATTGACATACGCAAAAACTGTTGACCTAGAAAAAGAGGTTGCGGTTGATAACGCGATGGGCGGGAACATGGCGTTCCTAACAAACCCAAAAGTTGTTGCATCAATGCGTACAATCTCGAAACAAGCGTCAGGTGTTGAGGGCAACTTCATCATGGATCCAAATGGAACGGTTATGGGCTACGATGTCGCATCATCGAACCTGGTTCCAAGTGACCTAACAAAAGGCACATCAAGCGGCGTTTGTTCTGCATTGATCTTTGGTAACTTCAGCGAGTTGATGATCGGCATGTTTGGCGGTCTGGATGTTCTTGTCGATCCTTACACAGGATCAGCGGCGGGAACGACTCGCATCTCAATGTTCCAAGATGTTGATGTTGCGGTTCGCCACGCGGAATCATTCGCGGCGATCCTTGACCTAACAACATAAGCCAATGAGAGCGGGGGAAACCCCGCTCTTTCCAATCAGGGATTTGATAAATGAAAATTGAACTTATTCGCGGGACAGTGATCGAGGGCCAGGCACATGATGTCGGCGCGGTCGTTGATGTTGATGACGCATTGGCCTCGATGTTGATGGCGACCGGAAAAGGCATTCCACAGGCCGAGAAAGCGGCCAAGAGTGACCGTTCGGTTGGTCTAGGCACATCGGACACACCAAAGGCGAAAACTCGCTCTAAGGCGAAAAAATAAGGATTGATCGATGGCGGTTGAATCTCTTGACGATCTTGCGGTTTTTGTTGGCATCGAGGATTTCGGTGTCGCGGCGACATATACGCCAACCGGTGGATCGGCATCGACCGTCAACGGTATTTTTGACAATGACATCGTTGAGGTTGACGCGGGTGGCAACATTCCGATGGCCGTTCGCCAACCTCGATTTTTATGTCGAACAAATGATGTTTCAAGCGCAGTCGAGGGCGATGCGTTGGTGGTAAATTCCACAAACTACACGATCCGCGTTGTGGATCATGATGGAACCGGAATGACCACCTTGGCATTGGAGAAAGTATAAATGGCGCATATTCGGAAACTTATCCGCGACGACATCGAAACAACATTGACCGGTTTAACAACGACCGGTTCGAATGTTTTCGCATCAAGAGTTTATCCAATACAGAGTGCCAAAATGCCTGGCCTTTGTGTCTACACCTCGAGCGAAACGATTGAGGCTCAAACGATCAAGCCGCCGCGAGGTCTTATTCGGTCGCTCGAGGTGTCAGTCGAGGCGTATGTTGAAAGCGCGGTTGCGGATGATGTTCTCGATACGATTGCGGCGGAAGTTGAGGCGGCGATGACCACCGACCTCACCAGGGGCGGAAATGCCAAGGACACAAGGTTGGTTTCATTCGAGGCCGATTTTGCCGGAGATGGCGAACGGCCGGTTGTTGTGGGTCGATTTATTTTTGAAATCGTGTATTCTACACAAGAAACCGATGCCGAAACGGTCTATTAAATAGGAGACTGAAAACATGGCAAAAAGAATCCAAGTTTATCCACCGAGCGGCGGATCGCCGATCACGATAAACGCACAAGATTTGGACTCATTCGAGGCCAAAGGATGGACGGACTCACCCCGATCATCCAAACCAAAGGCGACCAAAAAGGCCGCGAAACCCGAAACCCTTGAAAGCGAGGATTAATAAATGGCTACATTCACCGGTAGTGATGGGGTGATCTTGGTCGGTTCAGACCAGGTTGCCGAGGTTCGTTCATACTCAATCGATGAGACAATGGACACCCTAGAAGATACAGCAATGGGCGACACATCGCGCACATACAAAACATCATTGAAAACATTCAGTGGTTCGGCGGATGTGTTCTTTGATGACACCGACTCATCAGGCCAAGGCGCATTGACCGTTGGTTCAGAGGTGACGTTGAACGTTCAGTTCGAAGGTAACACCACAGGCGATCACAAGTTGAGTGGAACGGTTATTATCACCGGCCGCACAATCTCGGCATCGTTCGACGGTATGGTTGAGGCATCGATCTCATTCCAAGGCACCGGCGCACTAACTGAAACAACAGTTTCATAAGGATTTGAATCATGGCGGCTAATTCAAAATCCCAAGGTTTGAGCGTGATCGATCGCGCAAAGAATCACTATCAAAATCAACCCATCAAGGAAATTGTGGTTCCGGAATGGGCGGATGATGATGGAAATCCCTTTGTGTTTTACGCTCGACCTTTTACGTTGCAAGACCAAGGCAAGTTGCAATTCGCGGTTAAGAATCAATCCGAGGCCGATGCACTTGCCGAGGTTCTTGTTCTCAAGGCTCTTGATGAGGAAGGGAACAAGATTTTCCAGATCAGCGACAAATCAACGTTGCGGAGTCAAGTTGACGCAACGGTTCTTGCGAGAATTGCGAACCAAATCATGGGTTCGGTTGTTGAGGATTTGGAAAAAAACTAAGGGAGAGCGAGGAACGACAGTTCAAGTTTTTTCTCGCTGATAAACTAGGCAAGACGGTCGAGCAAATCGAATCGGAAATGTCGGTTGATGAGTTTTTGGAATGGTCGGTTTACGTTCAAATTCAAGCCGATCGACAGCGACAGGCGATGAAAAAGAATGGCAACCAACAGGCTAGAAACCCGATTAACCGCAAGAGATGAAACGGCTCGAGCGTTTCGAACTTTACAATCGAACCTTGGTAAAGTTGAAACGGCGTTTCTAAACGTTGCAAAAGTTGCCGGCGCACTGGGTGCAGTGTTCGCCGGCGCGTTTGTTCGTGACCTTGTGAACGTCAACAAAGAGTTTCAAAGCCTTAAAGCCTCGCTCGTAACTTTCACCGGATCAGTTGAAAACGCGGATGGCGCGTTCAAGATTTTGCAAGATTTCGCAAAGCAAACGCCATTCTCATTGCAAGAGGTTGTTGGTTCGTTCAACCTCTTGGTTGCCCAAGGCATCAAGCCAACCGAGAAACAGTTGATGGCATTCGCCGATATTTCCGGCGGTACATCAAAATCAATTATGCAATTCGCGGAAGCGGTGGCGGATGCCTCGGTTGGCGAGTTCGAGCGATTGAAAGAGTTCGGCATTAAGGCATCGAAAGAGGGCGATCAACTCACCCTCAAAATGGGTGACATCACCAAGGTCATCAATAACGATTCCGATTCAATCATCGATGCACTCACCGAAATTGCGCAACTACAGTTCGCCGGCGGTGCAGCGCGTCAGGCGGCAACCCTGGGCGGTGCAATCACCAACTTGCGGGACACCGTTGATGGATTCATGTTCTCGATTGGTGAGGCCGGATTTGGTCGAGCATTGGCGGAATCGATCAAGGAATTGACAACGTTCATCGATGGGAATGATGCGTTGGCCAAGTTGATCTCGGACAAGATGACCAAGGCGTTGATGTTATTCACCGCCGGCCTCAAACTTGTTTTCAGTAATGCCGACACATTGTTTGACATCCTCGATCTTGTGTTTGGTATTGTGGTCATCAAGAAAGTGATCGCAACGGCCAACTCGGTCATTAAGTTCGCCAAGGCGATTGCAAGGGCGCAGATCACCCTTTCCATCATTGCAACGGTGATGAAAGCCACCAAAGGGAACTTGTTGCTCTTGGGCGGTGCAGCGGCCGCAGGGGGCATCGCGGTTGCGGCATTCAATGAGGAATTGAAAGCAAGCATCCAGGCACTCGGCGAAAAGATTAAATTCACCTCATTGTTGGAAACCGCCGAGGCCGCACTTGGCCTTGAATTGTTGAGCGTCACCGATGCGATTTCGGATTTCAACAAAGAAACCGAGTTCACAAACCAATCGATCCTTTCAAATGACGCAACACTCCGGTTGAGGGTGTTGGCGGTGCGTTAGACGAAAGCACAATCTCAACAAGTGATTTCAATGCCGCACTCGATGCGATGAAAGAAAAGGTTGCGCCGGTTGAGACTGCGATCACATCCTTGAAGGATGAAAAGGCCGCGTTGCAAACGATGGTTGCGGCCGGAATCATCACGTTCGAGGAAATGGAAACAACCTTGAACACATTGGCGAAAGAGGCTCTTGGCCTCGACACAACCCTCGAGGATTTGAAGGATCGCCAGGAGATCGCGGAGAAAGCATTCGCGGCCGGTATTATCACCGGTGATGAATACAAAGGCATCATCAAGGACATCAAAGACGCGACCATCGATTATAACGCCGAGAACGAAAAGACATTCGGCGCGGGTGCGATCAAGGGTGTCAAAGATTATTACAATTCGATTTCCGATAATGCGGCGAATATGGCCGATCTCACCGGAACGACATTCTCATCATTACAAGATACGTTGTCCGATTTCTTTATGACCGGCAAGGTTGATTTCTCAACATTCACCAACGCCATCAAAAAGGGTTTGGCCGATCTTGCGGCGAAAGCGGTTATCACCACCGGTTTGAATTTCTTGGGCAAGATTTTCCCGACCTTAGAATTTGCGGATGGTGGTTTGGTTCCTGGTTCTGGTGGGCCAAAGGCGGATGATGTTTTGGCGCGGGTTTCATCCGGCGAATATGTCATCCAGGCATCGAGCGTTTCCAAGTTCGGCAAAGGGTTCTTTGATGCGGTCAACGCGGGTCAAATGCCAACCGGCGGAATGTCGATCGATGCCGGAGTGATGGAATCAGTGACACCAGGATTTTTTCTTGGTGGCATTTTCGATTTCATTGGCGACATTCTAAAAGGCATCGCAAACGCGGTGAAAGGCATTGTTGATGCGATTGGCAAAGTGATTGGCAAGGTTGCCGAGGGGATCAAGAATTTGGTCGAGGGCATCATGGGCGGTGATCTGATGACCATTGCCGGTCTTGCCGCAGGGTTCATTTTGCCTGGTGTTGGGTCAGCCATCATCGGAAACCTTGCCGGTGGTTCTGGATTGGTGAGTTCGATCACCGCCGGAATCTCGGAATCGTTTGCGGCGGGTATTCTTGGCGCGGGTAATATGAGCGCAATCGCCACATCGGTCGGGATCGAGTTGGCCAAGGATACGTTTGTCGATGGCCTATCATCCGCATTGGCCGAAAAGATTCTCGGCATCACCGGCGGAATGGCTAACAGCGGCGGCGATTATGAAAAGGATCGAGCGGCACGATTCAAAACACTTTACAACGAAGCCTCGCCATATTTGGCCGCGATGAACGGTGCAAACGTTCACGCCGGCGACAATGTAAAGGTGGGAGAACGTGGGCCAGAAATGTTCATTCCGCAACGTGACGGAACGATCGCACCCATCAAGGGCAACGCATCAGAACTTATTGGCGCGGTGAATGATATGAAAGACGAAATCATCACATTGCGCCGGCAGATGTCGCGGATGATGGCGGCGGGTCAACTTGCGGGAGCGCGTTCATAATGGTTGCAACAACACTCGCGGAACTCGTTGCCAATCCCTATGCCAACAAAAAATATTTGTTGATCGTGAAACCGTACAATGTCGCAACCTCAACCGAGTTGACGTTGTATTATTCCGGCGAGGGATTTGTGACCTCACCAACGGAATCACCGGCGAACACATTGTTCGAGCCTCGATTGGTTGAACCGATCTCATTCTCGAGATCGATGTTTTCCTCGGGTAAAATCGGCGGATTCTCGCAACCTGGATTTGGCGAAATCGTGATGACCAATGCCGATGGTGGCCTCGATGATTGGGCGGGATATGCCTGGGATGGCCGTTCGGTTGAGGTTCGAGTTGGTGAATCCGGCGCGGCCTTACAATATTATTTCACCATATTCGATGGCCAGGCGCATTCGATCGAGTTCGATGATTTGTTTATTCGGATCATCTTGCGGGATGACCAGAACGATTTTGTGGTCGATTATCCAGACACACTTTACGCCGGCACCGGTGGCAATGAGGGATCGAGTGATCTTGCGAACCAACCAAAACCTCATTGTTATGGTGAGGTTTACAACATCGAGCCAGTGTTGGTGGATTCAACCAATTACGTTTACCAGGTGCATGATGGCGACATCGAGGCAATCACGGCGGTTTACCAGGGCGGCGTTGCGTTGACCCTAACAACCGATTACACGGTCGATTTGACCAATGGGCGGTTCACCCTAGTTGCGGCACCAACTGGCATCATCACGGCCGATGTAAAGGGTTCCAAGGTCGATGGTACATATCTCGAAACCGCGGCGGATATTATTCAACACATTGTCGAAGATCATGCCGGTTTTACTTATCCAGGGGATTTCGACACCGCATCATTCACCGCATTGAACACGGCCAATTCGTCAACCATTGGCGTTTATGATCGGAACATGACAACGGTGGCGGATGTTCTTGATCGGATCATCAACACGGTTGGCGGTTTTTATGGGTTCGATCGTGATGGTTTATTCCAGGTTGGCCGCGTTGAACTTGCAACCGGTTCGGCCGATGCCGAGTTTGATTCAACCAACATCATCGAAATCACTCGCCTTGCCTCGGCGGTTCCAAATTACCAGGTTCGAGTTGATTATAAAAAGAATCACCGCGTGATGAGTGAATCGGATTTTGATGCATCGATCACAACGGCGCAACGTGATTTCCTGGTTCGTGATGCCAATGTTGAGATTGCCACCGACACAAACGTTCAAACACCCTATCCAAATTCCACAGCGTTGATTGTGAATGGCCTCTTTGCCGAGTCATCACCGGCATCAACCGAGGCGACCAGGTTGTTGAACATCTATAAAGCGCAGCGCGATTTTTATCGAATCATGGTAAAGACTCAACCTTACACATTGAAATTGAATGATGTGGTAAAAATAACGTTTAATCGCTATAATCTCGACAGTGGCAAATTGTTTCGCGTGATCTCGATCGTTGAGGATGCCGCAAACAACGAGGTCGAATTGGAGTTGTGGGGTTAAGCAATGTCAAACAATATGATAATTTCATCAACCAATTATTCCGACTCGGGAACGATCACGGTTGATGATGCGGTTGCAACCTTGCCGATCACAAACTTGCAAGATCAACAAATCGTTAAGATTTGGCGGAATGCACAAACAACGGCGCAAATCGATGTTGATTTTGGCCAACAACGGATCACCGAATTTGTGGCATTGATCCGGCATAATATCTCACAAACCGGAACGATCCGGTGGCGGTTGTCTACAGTGTCCGATTTCTCAACAACAGTCTATGATTCAGGCACCGTTGATGCCTGGCCGATTGTTGAGGAATTTGGCACGTTGCCTTGGGGCGTGTTTCAATGGGGTGGTCGATTGAACCCCGAGGTTGCGGCGGAATATACGGTTTCATCATTTGACGTTTTGGACACAGCGGTTCAAGCGCGATATTTGCGGATCGATATTTCGGACGCGAATAATGATGCCGGATATTTGCAAGCGGGTCGATTGATTGCGGGGCCGGCATATCGACCATCGGTCAACTATGCCAACGGCGTTCAATTTGAATTTGTGGATGAATCGCGGGTCACAAAATCGCGCGGTGGTCAAACCTTTGTTGATGAGGTTGAACGTTATCGTGTGATGAGATTTGAATTGATTAACTTGCCGGAGAACGAGATTTTCGGCAATGTGTTCAACCAGATCGATCGCTTGCGCGGTATTTCCAAGGATATTTTGGTTATTCCGCAACCGACCGATGCATCAACATGGATCACGCAAAACATTTATGGTAGGATCAGGCAAACCCAACCGATCACCAATTCGGCCTTGGACTTTTATGGTCGATTGATTGAGGTTGAGGAACTAATTTAAGAGGAAACGCAACATGGCATATCCGGTCACACTAAACGGTCGCACTTACACCCTCGCCGATTTCGAGGGGACAAATTACGTTGAAGGTTTGCCGGATGCGTTTGAGGATTTCGTCACACACGCCGGCGACATCTACAATTCGACATCGACAACCTCGAACTCGATCGGAACCGGATCAAAGACATTCACGGTTGAATCCGCGAAACCATACCAGGCCGGAACGCCATTGCGGATCGCGGATGCGGCGGCACCATCGACGAATTTCATGGATTGTATTGTCACATCCTATTCCGGAACGACCCTGGTTGTGGATGCGGTTGGATACGCCGGATCGGGAACATTCACATCTTGGAACGTCAACATCGGTGGCGCGGCATCGGTTGCCGGAACGGTTGCGATCGCACAAGGCGGAACCGGTGCAACAACGGCGGCGGCAGCGCGAACAAACCTGGACGTTTATTCCAAGGCCGATGCGGATTCACGGTTCTTGAACGTTTCCGGCGAGGCATCCGATGTCACGATGACCGGCAACGTCACGATCGGTGATGCGGCGGGAGACACATTGTCGGTTCCGGCAACCGCAAGTTTTTCCGGCGGAATCTCGGGTGATGTGGCGTTCGACACCGACACTCTTTTTGTTGATGCAACGAATAATGAGGTCGGAATCGGAACGTCGAGTCCGAGCGCAACCTTAAACGTTTCAAATGATGCCGGTGGTTCCAATTCCTGGACAAATGCCGGAAGCGCAATCATCATAAACGAAGAAGATACAACCAAACCGGCATCAATTAAGTTTGGGCCGGCCACCGCAAGCCAGGGCGGTCAAATTGTTTGGGGTGGCGTCACCGGCGATGGGCCGTTTGTTTTTAGAAATTACAGCGGCGAAAGATTGAGAATTGACGCAGATGGGCGTGTTTTGATCGGGCATGACCAATCAATCAATCAAGGCCGTCATTTCCAAATCACAGGTTTAACAAGCGACACATCCGGAATGGAACTTTCGCGGTTCAACAATGGCGGCGGTGGCGTAACGATAAATCTTTCAAAATCCAGAAGCACAACGAACGGATCGCCTGGAACCGTTGTCAATTCCGGAGATGATCTTGGTGCGATCACGTTCATGGGTGATGATGGTACTGATATGCTATCAGTTGCCGCAAACATTATGGGCGAGGTCGATGGCACAGCCGGCACTGATGACATGCCTGGACGATTGACGTTTTGGACAACCGAGGACGGAAATTCCTCGCCCACCGAGCGTATGCGGATTGATAATGCGGGGAACGCAACTATCGGTGCAGCTATATCAAGCCCAGGTGCGAGGTTATACATTCAAGGCACAGGCGCACCCACCTTTAGCACAGACACACACGCCGGAGAGGCGTTGTTTGTGCGGTCTGGGGGAACATCTGGAGATGGAAACTATCAAGCAACAATAGCATTCGGCAAGGCGGATGGCTCATCGCGCCGGTCTGGTGCAACAATTTCATCAGTTCAAACCGATTCCGATGCAGACAGAATCGGATTGGCATTCCATACCTCGACCGGTACGCCATCGAATCAGACTATGACCGAAAAAGTTCGGATTACTCATGACGGCAAGGTCGGAATCGGCATAAAAACACCCGCAAGAGAATTTGATTTGGCATCAAACACAAGCCCATTTTTGCGATTAACAGCGTATCACGATACCCAAGATTGTCCGGTTGAATTAACTAGCATTCGTGACGATTTCAGTGGCCCCGCGAGTGTTATGTCGTTTCGTGTCAATGATGGAACCAACATGGTTGAGGCGGGGAGATTTATTCCCAATAAAACATTCATTGCATCAGCGGGAATTACTCTTGGGAATGGCCTCACCTATGCAGCGGTCAACACCTTAAATGACTATGAAGAAGGGAGTTGGAGTCCAAACTTTTATGGTTGGACTTCTGGTCTCACTATAAACTCGAGTGCCTCATATTATACAAAAATCGGTGATCTCTGTCAGGTTTATTTTTATTTAAATATCACCGTTTCTGGCGGTGCTGGGTCAAATTTACGGTTTACTGTGCCGTTTACAGGTAAAAGCGGGTTAAACCAAGATTACCAAGGCGGAAGGCTTATGCGTTCGTCTGCTTTGACATCGGCATCCGCAGATGAAATCAGTTTTGGTATTTATAATCAGACGGCATTATACCTTTATGGCACCGGCGGGGGTGTGCTGAATTACCCTAGCGCATTCCAAACAGGAGTAATCGCAGGTCAATTTACCTATAAAACAACTTAACCCATGTGGATCATGGGTCGGACAGTCCAAACATCAAAGGAGAAAAAATAGATGGCATTAACAGAAAGCACGATTGAGGATCGAATCGAGGTTGTTGGCGTACACAAAAACGTTCAAATTCGAACCGCAAGAATAATTTATGATGACGGTGAGGAAGTTTCCGCATCATATTCTCGCAGAATTTTAGAATGCTGTGAAAAATCCGGCGATCCGGCAACGTGGTCGAATACAGACATCAGCGGCGAAAGCGCAGAGGTGCAAGCAATTTGCAATGCAGTTTGGACGGATGCAGTTCGCACCGCGTACAAAACCGCAATGGATGCGCAAAATACATAAGGAACCGAAAAAATGGCAGTCACACACATTTGGACGGTTGATTCCGATTTGCAAACCAGAGATCAAGATGGCGAAACCGATGTTGTTTATTCGGTTGTTTGGCGTTTGACATCGAGCGAAACCGTTGGCGAAAACACCTATTCAATCACATCAGAGAATCAAATCTCAATCGACACAAGCGATCTTTCTAATTTCACCGCGTTTGCAGATTTGAGCGAGTCTGATGTTGTTGGTTGGGCAAAGGCGGCAATCGATGCAAATGCCGCCGATGGCAGGGGCGTTGATTGTGATGAGTGGGAAGCGGGTCACGAACGCAATATTGCAAAGCAAAAGAACCCACCAACACGAACTCAAACCGCGCCTTGGGCGTAAACTAAAAAGGAAAGAAAAATGGCGGCAACCATAAAAATCGACGATCGGGAATTTGACATCGAAAACGATCTCACCGATCAACAGCGTTATATGGTCGATCAGATCAACGCAGCAAAGCAGAGAAAAGCGCAAGCACGTTTTGACATGGATCAGGGCGTGATGTTGGAAAAAGCATTCTCAGAGGCTCTTGTGGCCTCTATAATGAGCCAAGAGGATAACGATGGCGAGGACAACGGCGGAAGCGCACAAGCGGATTGATGATTTGGAACCTCGAGTCACCAAAGTTGAGACACAAGTCGATGAACGGTGGCGCGAGACAATCATTCGAATCAAACGCATCGAAACCATCATGATCTCGGTGGCCGGTGCAATTATCCTCATGCTCGGATCGATACTCATGAAAATGAGTTGATCGAACTCGCGTTGTCCCTGGTCTTATACGGCCAATCCTGGAAACTCGGTTTCTATAAGGCGTGTATTTATTACGCGCCTTATTCTATTTCTCGGCGGTATTATTCAAAACCATATCGTGTTATTATTCATCCAGACGCGGCTTGTCCAAAATTTGTAAGGGTGAAAAAATGATCGCCGAACTTGCCGCGTTCAATGCCGCATTCGCAACCGTAAAAGCCACGATCAACGCGGGTCGTGATATTATGTCATGCGCCAATCAAATCGGTGACATGATCGGAGCCGAGGAACAATTAAGGGCGCGGGGCGATCGAAAGAAAAACTCGGTTTGGTCAAAACTTGCCGGCAAAGATACCAACGATTTCGAGGAATTTATGGCCATCGAAAAGATGCGCCAACAACGAAAAGAGTTGATGTCGGCGTTGCAACTATATGGCCGGCCAGGGTTGAAAGATGATTTCATCAAGTTCGAGGTCGAGGCCAGAAAGAAACGTCGAGCGCAAGCGATCGCCGCCGAACAGCAGAAACAAACAATCATCGAGTGGGTCGTTGGCGGAATCATTGTCATCCTGGGCATTGCGGGGATGGCGTTCACGTTGTGGTTCATCGGAAAAGGCCAGGGCCGTTGGTGAATGAAAATGAAGCAAATCGGGCCGATGCGTTGGGCGGTCTATTCTGAAACCGGATTTGTTGTTATAATTACGAGCGATCGAAAAATCGCGGAAAGGTACTTAAACAATGGCGACCAAACTTGATGAATGGAAAGTGTTGCCGCGTCTTATGATGTTGGTGATGACAATCATGTATATTCGATGCCTGGAATGGGCATTATCACAGCCCGATTTATCAACCGCGCAAGCGGGATTGATTTCGGTGGTAACAGGGGCGATGACCGGATCGTTTGCGATTTGGATGGGCAAAGAGGTGAAATCATGATCGGGCAAATCCTGGGAAGCCTGGGCGGATTGGCGAAATCATATATTGATTCGAAAACGGCCATCAAACTCACCGAGGCGGAAATCAAAAAGAAGCAACTCACCGGCGAAATCGATTGGGATTTAGCGGCAATCAAAGCGACCGAAAATTCCTGGAAAGATGAATGGATCACTTTGTTGTTCTCGATCCCTCTCATCCTGGCGTTTTGCGGCGATTGGGGGCGGCAAGTGGTGTCGGATGGGTTTGCCGCACTCGAGGTGATGCCGCAGTGGTATCAGGTGGCCTTGGGAGCCGTTGTGAGTGCAAGCGTGGGCATCCGGTCAGTCTCGAGGTTTTTCGGCAAGAAATGAATTTCGGGTTCGATCATATCAAGGGCATCGCCGCCGCCGGCGGTGCAATCATCGCCGCGATCAGTGGCGGTGTCACCCTATCCGGAAAACTCGGATGGGATTGGTTCGATCGTCCGATCCTGGAATGGTCGCCGGAACACTTTGAAATCAGCAATGGGCCGATCGATGAGGGGTTTCGCGTGATCGTTGCCAGGCAAAAGTTGCGTGATGATTGCGAGGTCATCGGATTCACGGTCGAAATCCGCGATTCCGATTTCGTTGTGTTTCCGGCAACGCCATCGGTGGCCAAGTTCTCAGGGCCGGCAAGCGATACCATCGATCGATTTGGTTATCGCGTCTATATCCGCGAAATGGATATGTACCAGGTCGCATTGGGCGAGGCGACATTGCTAGGGCAAATCAAATATAATTGTCCGGAAGGTGAACACATCGTCACTTATCCGGCGCATGAAAACCTCAATTTCATCATCGAGGAAGGGAATTAAAATGAACTTAACGTTGGAGCAAACAAAACAGTTGATCGAGGGCAATCGAGAGTTCGAGGAATGGCATGGGTTGTTTATGCAATATTTGCCAAAATACGAAATCGATTCACCAAATCGAATGGCGATGTTCTTTGCCCAATGCGGCCATGAATCGCTCAACTTTCGCGTTCTCGAGGAAAATCTCAATTACAGCGCAAAGGGTTTGAATGCGGTATTCCCGAAATATTTTAAGAACGCCGGAAGGGAAGCGAATGATTTCCATCGTGATCCTCAACGCATTGCTAATGTCGTATATGCTAATCGCATGGGCAACGGCGACATTGAATCCGGAGATGGGTGGTTGTTCCGAGGAAAAGGGGCGATCCAACTCACCGGTCGAAACAACACCACCGGATTCGCAGATTCGATTGGTCGATCGGTAGAACGAACTCTCGAATATCTATTCACCAAAGAGGGCGCACTCGAGGCCGCATGTTGGTTCTGGAAGGTGAACGGTTTGAATGGAATGTCGGATGACATCGAGAAAGCCACCCGCAAAATCAATGGCGGAAAGATCGGCCTGGCGGATCGAAAACATCACTATCATCGAGCGTTGGGAATCCTGGGCGGAACCTACACGATGAAACCATCGCCGATTTTGTTGAAAGTTGGATCGACCGGCGATCGAGTGAAACAAATCCAGGAAAAACTTGGTGAGGATGCCGATGGCATCTTTGGCCTGGTCACAAAACAAGCGGTCGAGAAATGGCAAGCGGCAAACGGTTTGGTTGTTGATGGCATTGTTGGGCCGAAAACATTCGCGGCAATGATCGGATGACAAGCGTCGAGGTGAGAGATAACGGCGAAATTCGCATCACGGCCAATGGCACCACCATTGCCGAGTTTTGGTTGCCAGAATCCGATCGCCTCGACATGGTTGTGAAATTGCTCGAGAGCGTCAAAAAGAAACCCACCCTCGAGGTCGTAAAAGAAAACCCCACCAATGATGGCGGGGCTTAGTTTGGGTATTCAATACAGGCCGTATTGATTTGCATGGTTCGTCAATTATATTGGTTTCTCATCAAGAAATCAATCAAAGCATCCTTGAGATCGGGTTCACCCCAAAAGAAAATCATCAATAGGGCAAAGCCAACCCAAAATCCGGAAGCCACCACCGGCGCGGAATAATTCTTTTTATCACTCATCGTTTTCATCCTCTTTTACGATTGCACCCAATCCCTCACATTCCTGGCATGATCCAACCCCGACATCGATCACCCCGACATCGCGGGTCGGTGAATGAGGCCGAGGGACATCGATCTCAACAACACCGGTTCCGAGGCAATGGGGGCAATCCCTAGCCTCGAACCACACATCACCGCCAGGGGACACCCAAAGGCCGGTTTCGTCACGTTTCAACGCAATCATGTTTCGCCTTTCATCCATCTGATTTGTGCCAATAGTTTTTGATTTTCCTTTTGGATTTCCTCGATGAATTGGTTCAATCGCGCAATCTCGTTGCGTTGTTTGTGGGCCTTAGATTGCAAGGCCGCATATTGACGATTCAAAGAATCCAGTTGATGTTTTGATCGAGCGGCATCATTCACCGCCATTGCGAAATCATTGTTCGACATATGGGAAATCCTGGGGTGTTAGTTCGGGCAAATCTTTTGCCGGATCGTTTTCACTGGTCATTGCGCGGAGTCGGAAAAACCCGCGATGTTCGGGAAATGCGGTCATATACCAACGCGCATAAAACGAGCGATGGTTGTTGTTCAACTTAAATGTCGATCGACCCTCATCATCCGCCTGGTCGGTTTCCCACCGAATGCGTTCGAATATGGCATGGGCGGAATAATTGTTGAAACCGCGATCGATCATTTCGTGGGTGAATTTGATGAACAACGACCAAACCTTGGGGTGTTGTCGGTGGAACTCTTTCGCCGCATCCTCGAGTTCATCCTTGCGGGTTTTGGGTTTTGCATAAGTGAATAAATCCATCATCGATTCCTTTCATGCGCCAAGCGTCCGAGGCGGTTGGCCAAGATTTCAATATGTTCGGGGCGCACATCGCGTTTGTCAGCGATGGCGGTATATACGGCGTTGCACAGTTGTTCCGAGGGCAACGCGGATGCGGCCTCTTGCAACATATACGCCGGCACAACATGCGGTTTGATGCGCATGGGCGGCGATGTTTTCTTGCGTTGAAAGAACATCGATCACACCAACACAAAGAGGCCAACGAATATGGCGACCAGGCAAACACCGCCAAGGATGTCACCCCAAATTCCAAGGTCGCGTTCAAATTCCTCGATCATGGTGATGAATTTTTTCAAGTTGCTCATTTTATTCAATCCTTATTCAGTTTGTGAGGCCGAGAATATTGGCGAAATATATATTCGTCAACATGTTTTATTGACCTCGGGACAATGTTTGATATTCTCGCCACAAATAATGGAGTGAGGAAAAATGCCATATTCTAATTTTTTAGTGAACATTCGCGACGATGTTATCAACGGAATGCGCCGGCTCAAAAAGGACACCCGCGTTCCCATGAACGTCCATTGCGAACAATTCTTGATCGATGGATTGCGACAATACGGAATCGATTTGCCGGATTATCAACCGGTGGTCGATGAGGCGGATGAAAAAAATGGCTAATCCAAAAACAAAAGGGGCAGGTTTCGAACGTGATGTTGCAAGAGAACTCGAGGGTTTATTGGGCATCAAGTTCGATCGCAATCCATTCGAGCAACAAAGGCAAGCCAATCAACCCGATCTTGTGACCAGGTTGGAATCCTGGCCATTCTCGATCGAGTGCAAGCGATACAAAGGCGGGTCGTTTATGCCGGCATGGTGGCAACAATCAACAGACGCGGCCAACGCATCCGGAAAATATCCATGCGTGATTTTCAAGTTCGATCGAAAACCAATTCAAGTTGCGGTTGGATGGGATGCCATAGGCGCGATGTCTGGTGTCGAATACAATGAGGATGGGTTGGTTTTCGTAAGCCTCGAGGGGTTTGCGTATATGGCGCGGGAAATTATGGCGTGGGAAAAATATCATGGATGATCGTTTCGTTTATTTCGATTTGGAAACAATACCAAGCCAATCACCCGAATACCTCGAGCGGTGTTTGGGCAAGGTAAAACCACCGGCCTCGATAAAGAAACCGGAGTCGATCGAAAAATGGTATGCAGAGAGCGCAGAAACGGCCGCGAGAGAGATGTTTTCCAAATCCTCGTTTGATGGTGGCCGAGGACACATTTGCACCATTGCATGGGCAAAAAATGACGGTGAAATAAAATGTTTTCACGCATCGAGCCTCGAGGAAGAAAAACCATTGTTGATGGCCTTTTTCAACGATCTCGACAAATATCATTCGGAAACCCTGGTCGGTCACAACATCATCGGTTTTGACATCGGGTTCCTACGCAAACGCGCGATCGCACTCGGGGTCAAGTTGCCTGGAGCGCATATGATGCCACGCGATCCGAAACCCTGGGACAAGAAAATCCATGACACAATGGTCATGTGGGCGGGGTCAGGAAACCGCGTTGCACTCGATGACCTATGCGACATCCTGGGCATCAAGGGCAAAGATGGGTTTGATGGGTCGATGGTGGCGGATGCCTGGGCCAATGGCGAACACGCCAAAATCGCCGAATATTGCCGCGATGATGTGATGCGCGTTCGAGAGATTCACAACCGAATGGTTGCGGTTGGTTGGTAAAAAGAAACCTCGGAGCCGAAACCCCGAGGTTAAGATTGACCGGCTCAAGCCGCAAACCGGTCAATTCATGGTTTTGTTAAAATTACCACCGACAAGTTCTCGCAATTCCTTAAAGTTGCCGGTGAAAATTTCTTGCAATTCTCTGATGCGATCGTTCTCTTTATCAAACTTAGAAAATGTTTCATCGTCCATTTCCATCATCATCATTTTCAAACGATTGTTTGTCAGCTTGTAATCCATGCCATGAATTATGATGTAAAGATCATCTTTCGAGGCATCAAAGTTGATGTTGATTGTTGGATCAGACATGCGAAAATTCCCCAAACATTTCTGGCCAAGCCATCTTGCATCCATGCCAAGCCTCATAAGATTTGAACTCGCCACAAAAATCAAGATTGTCGCGCGATCCGATTTTGTTCGGGTATCTCGAGCAAGAACCGGAATGAGGTTTTTCAATCTTTTGCGGTAAGAAAAACGCACAATTATTGCAAATTGCACGGAGCCTTTTTGAATCAGACATCACGCACCTCAAAATGGGATTTCATCGTCC